TTCCTACTCGGCTAATGTAGATTGATTTAATGTCCATTGGCATGGTAGGAATTGCCATATTGGCGTTCTCATATTTGAGAATAATTTTTTTCGATTTATTCGAAAAAGTCCTTTTTCGCCTTTGACAGGTGGGTACTCGTACCCTATAAGTTCAGCACGCCAGAGAATTCTGGCCAGCGATAGCAAGCTAACTGATCTTTGACAGCACCTAGATGAGGGTACCAAGTGGTACGTTGGAATCTGCCCCCCTGCATAGTGCATAGGGGGTAGATAAACAAAGTACACAGAAAGAAAAAATGAAAGTCAATCTTGAAACCATATCAGAAGTCGCGGCAGTGATCGCGACCCTAGTCCTAGCCTCAGTGATCGCATTGATGGCGTTTAAAGTGTTCGTCCTGTTATTCACCTTCAACGCATAAACCGCCATGACTGAATCATATTTAACACAAAGTGAAAAGCTAGAGCTGGCAGCCATCATGGGAGGCGGTAACGAGTACGAGCAAGACGAGCAAGACGAGCAAGACGAGTACACAGGTGAGTACGTGCCGCCTGCGCGTATTGCCTTAACGGCGGCAGAATACGCGCGCCAAAGATGCGCATTTGATGCCAGTGACGCGATCAGGAACGGCCTGCACGCTGCGCACGTTGCAGCGTCTCGCAAGTCTCAGCCTGTAGGCTGGGCATGGTAAAATTCCCTATGGTCACATTAATCATTATCCTCATAGTCCTAGGGGCCATTATCCTATGAAAGAGTACATCATTTGCCTAGGCTACGGCCTAGCGTTAGGCGCGCTTTTACTAGCGTGCTGCATCTAAGAAAAGCACCGACCCGCTAGGTGATTCCCCTAGCCTAGCGGGTCAATTTTAAGGGGATTTATTATGAACAAATTCACGCTTTCTAAGCGTCTTACCTATAAGTACTCTACTGGGTACTCCTACTTGGATAAGTCTTTTGATGTAGGCACTGCGCGTGTCCTAGGTGAAAAGACTAAGAAACGCACTAACGAATGCGTTAGCACTACGGGGCTTTTCCTAGTCTCTTCTAAGATGAATCCGCGCAACATTAAGCGCGCTTTCTACGATACTCTAAGAAATTCTTGTAGGTGCGAGCACGACTGTTGCGGACATTTTTCGACTAGTGTATCTAAGGTGCGTTACCTAGGGAATTCCCTATACGCAGTTAAGACGTATTCCTACATGAACTGCTAGGAAAGATCCCTAGTGGGGCTAGGTAGCTCTACTAGGGAACCCCCTACCCATTCCTAGGAAAGATAGGGAATTTTCTTACGGCGGGTCGCGGGGGGGGTACTTGTCACCTATATACCAGAATTTTCCCACAGAAGCACTTTATTAAGAATTTTTCTACAGAACATGTATACCAGAATTTCCACAGAAGTGCTTTTAGTAATATCTTTAGTGATGGTTGCTCCTATACTAGAGTATACCCCCCCCTTTATCCAAAAACAAACAAAAAACCAAAAACAAAAAAACAAACCCTTTTTGAAAAAAATCCGCGCCCCTTATTTTCTGGAACCAAAATCAAAGTCGCAACTTCAAATTAAACTCGCAACTAAAAACCATCAAAGAGCGACCTAATTTCCAAACCCCGCTCATCCAATGTTAGTCTATGGCTCTGATTATTAAATACATACTCCCATATGTAATTTTTTGTGTCAGAATCTTTTGACGAGTCTGGCAACTCAGAAAGTAGTTTTTCATAGATTTTTAATTGTTGCTCTTTCAAATCTTGAACCTGAGCGTTGGCTGAACTAATAAGTTTTAATTGTTTTTTTGTTAATTTAATCATGCTATAATATTTTGTTCTTTAATCCGAGTTTGTCTATTACTTCATTTTGTTCGGCGCGAGTTAATCCGAATTCTTTTAAAAATTTTCTTACTTTTTTCCACGTTCTTAAGTTTAGTATTCTTATGGAGATTGAGGGATGTGGGTTTATACTGGATCGCGAATCTCCTTCTTGGAGTTTTGCCTCTCTTTCTTCCAAAATACTTTTTTCCATTTTCTGAGATGCTTCCACCACTGGGGCGGGGCCGTTAGTTTGCTTTTGGATGCCACTGTTAATCAAGGTAAGAAAATTTACAAGCGCCCTCTCGCTTACTTAAGTAGATTGCCCCAACTTGGAATCCTGATTGGGGCCATGATTTTGGAGTATTACATAATAGGGTTTCTCTAATATAAAAGCCAGCATCTTTAATGTCTTTCAAACGGGCGCGAAGACCAAAAACATGATTAATGGTGCAAAGAAAAATAATATTGTCGGCCACTTCCATTGATTTCTTCAGGAATGCGCGGAACTTGGAGAATGGCGGATTTGTCACTATGTATGTGTATTTCTTGCCCCCAAAATCTGTTGTTAAAAAATCCCTGCCCTTGGAGAGTTCGCACCAATCTACTTGTTCATTCAGGGCAAATGGTTGAAGGCTATAATAAAACGAGCCATCCCCCATACATGGTTCAAGAATACATCCACTTGGATTAAAGTGCCCAACAATTTGTCGCGCCAAATCTGGCGGCGTCATTACGCAGTCGTTTCCGCCTTTGGGGATTAGTTTTTTTGGAGATTTAATTTTATTAAGTTCTGTGTTGTCCATAGCTGTGTAATTCAATATAGAAGGTTTATTCTTTCGGTCAAGGATTATTATGGCGAAATTTATTTCATACACAGACTCTCCTCTTTTTGTTTCTCCAAATGATGGGGTTCCAGAAACTGGCGTTTCCCTGAGTAATTTAATTGCGGCTAGTAATTGTGAATTAACTTTCGATGCCTCTTTGGAGCCAGCAAAGTATATTGGTAAAGATGCTATATCTGATGACTTTCATGTTAATGCGGCAAAAGCTACTAAATTGGCATTTTCGTATATTCCACTAGTGGGGCCGAATACTTTGAATGGAATTTCCGCCGCATCAACTGGGATTTTTAATTTAACGGGCGATTCTTCTTGTTCTATCAGGTTTGGTAATTTTCTTTTTCGGCAATGCTACCTTGACTCATTAACTCTGTCCATTAACCCAAATCAACCAATAAGAGCAAATGCAAATTTTTCTTGCTACAACGAAAGCGGTGTTGAAAATGTTTCTTATACTGGGCTTGTCAATGGGGGCAGCTTTACTCTTAATTCATCTACTGGCACATCTTTTTCCGCTCTCCACGCTTTGGCCTCATCCGTGACTGGGCAATCAGTTTCCCTGCCAGAAAGCAAAACAGAGATTTCTATCCAGACAAACTGCTCTAGAGTTCCAATTTATGAAGTTGGCTCAGTATACCCAAGAACTGTTCTTCTGAATAATGTTACTAGGCAAACGTCAATCAATGGAGAAAACGTTGGCAAAATCATTGACTTCTCTGGTAAAAGCGCCATTTTAAATTTAAAGCTCGCGGAGTTTGGTAAATTAATGGACCCAACATTTAACGCAGCTAATGATTACCGAATTCGATTCGATATTACTGGCAAAGTGTCATCCCAGAATCTGTCGGCACAAATCTCCAAAACAATTGACGGCTCAGTTCAAATTTTAGAGAATATTTATTAAAGTTTTTAAATTTTTCTGTTTATTATAATACAACATGGCTAAATCCCCTACGCCCAAAAAAAAGGCCGCTGACAAATCTCTAAAGGTTTTTCAACGGGAAAAAATCTCATACGACCTACACATTAGAGAGAGGGATGATTTAACAGAGAAACAAATTGCTATTCTCAAAACCTCTTTGGATAAAAATACAAAAGGAGTTTGGATTGATGGAATTTATGGATCGGGCAAAACTTTTTTGGCGGTTCTCGCATCTTTGAAATTGCTTAGTCAGGGCAAAGTCGATCAAATTATTTATATTCGTAATCCAGTAGAAAGCTCGACAACTGGAAAGCTTGGCTTCCTCAAGGGCGAACTTTCGGAAAAAATGTCCCCGTATGCATCTATTGTATATGATAAGCTGGATGAACTTCTGCCCCCTAGTGAAATTGAATTACTTAAGAATGAAGTAAGGGTTGATGCTATTCCTCTCGGCTTTTGCCGTGGTAAATCTTGGAATTGCAAGGCTCTCATTGTTGATGAGGCATCATCTATGAGCGCTGATGATTTGACGCTTTTATTGACGCGATGCGGCGAATTTACAAAGATATTTTTAGTTGGGGATTCCCACAATCAAAATGATATTGGCTCGAAAGCTGGTTTCCGTAAATTATTTGATATTTTTAATGACGAAGAATCTAGGAACAATGGAGTATTCTGTTATGAACTCCATGAAAAAACCGACATCGTGAGAAGCGGATTTGTCAGGTTTGTTCTTGAGAAACTTGGCGTTATCAAATAAAGTTTATAATTTCCATAATCAATTGTTTTGTTTGTCGTTTGGTTGTAACATATCTATATGGACCAGCAGACGATAGCACAGCATTTTGTAGAAATTATTTCTGGAATTGGCGGATTTTTT